TTGACCAATTTGTGCAGTTGTTCTTGCATATTGTGATTGTAAATTTTTAACTGCGATAACATCATCTTCGGAAAAATTCTGTTCAGTTTTGTTTGATGTAACTTCGTCTGCCATAAAAACCTCTTAATTAAAATATAAAATGTAACAACTATAAATATGTAAAAAAATATCGAAACCTATTTTGTTCTATCAAATTCATCTGGATAAACTCCAGGTGATCCTTTTACTGATTTATCAGCAAATCTTTTCATTTTTTCTTGATAGTATCTCAATTCTTCATCTGTTTGTTTATTAAGTTTACCAAAATCATTTTCAGTTTTACCAACTTTGTTTACAAGTCTTGTATCGGAATTAGATAGTGAAAACTCATCTGTATTTTGTGTAAGTTCTGAATTTTCTCTCGCAAGAATTGAATTTACATCGCCGAATGCTTCGGAAGTAAAAACTATTTTATTTGCAGTTACCAACCTTTTTGTTGTTGTTTCGGTTGCAATGTCTTTTGGTAAAAGATATGCGTGTGTAATTATTTGGAAAGAAGCACGAACAACACGGTCTTGACCGGTTGTATTACTGTCTTCCATTGATATACTATCCATGTTTGTAGAAAATTTGAAAAAGTTTTTATCACCAAATGACTGTCCACTAAAATATACGAAATTTTCTACAATATAGTTTAATTGATTTTGATATTCACACCAAACAATAAAGTCATACGATATATCAACATAATCCGGAACAGGAGTCATAAAGTATTCGGATGGCCTTTTTGCATCATATTGGGTAGTGAATTTATCATACGGTGTTGTTCTATTGTATTTTTGACGCATATAATATGCAATCTGATTTACATTTGCAACTTTATTTCTACGCATCTCAGATTTAATACTAACACTTGAACGGCGAAAAGTAATTAACGGTGTAATCGTTTTTCCTTTTTTATCCTTTAAGAAACCATCTTTTTGTATTGATGCCCATTTTTCAGAGTTTGCATAAATTGTTGGTACGGTTATATTTTCTCCACCGTCTTCCACTTTTAATTGCATTTTTTGATCTATAAAAGATTTTATTGCAAAATCAACATCATACAGCGTAACTCCAAGACTTCTGGTTTTATCTTTATCACGTCTTACTTGTAAATCCCGTCTATATCCTAAATCAGTTCTTGGATTTTGTATAGAATTTACATCATCTATAAAACTATCACGAGTTCTACGGATTGGTGGTTTTCTATATTTACTTGAATTTTTCATTATATGTTTCTCGGAATATCATTTTCATTGTTTGGTATTGCCGGTCTAAATTCTTCTATCTGTATTCTTGAACGTCTTGTTAAGTGTGTATTAGCAATTATTGAAACATTGTGACCCCATCTTTCAGTTGCAAAAGAATAATCAGGATTTTTTCCACCAAAGAATTGATTTTCTTGAATAGCATCGATTTCCCAATAGTCACCATTGTATTCTAATACATCACCAACTTCTATAAAAATATCAAGTTCTTTCAAATACTCTCGTATAAAGGCAAAATTTGCTGCCTGTTGATAATCTTGTCCAAATTCAGTTCCTTCATAAGTTTGTGCTTGATAATCTATCAAAGCCGGAACTTTTATTGGACTGTGGTAAACTTTCTTATCGGACTCATTGTATAGATTTGTTTTTGTATTTTCAATGGAAAGTTTATAGACAGCAACTTCCGTATCTATTATGTCTGCTATCAATTCCATATTAAATTTATGAACAAGACTAGCATCTCTCCTTCCGTGAAATAATGGCATGATATTATCCTATGTAAATTGCTAAAGGTGTTCCATTGAGACTGGCAGCTAATGCCTCTGTTTCCAATCGTTTTGCCTCTAATAATTTTGAACGTGTCATTGTATCTAACATTGTTCTTAATTGATCAACCAATGCCTGTTTCTCTGTTCCAGCTGCACTTAATAAATCAGCCGCATTTAACGATGTTTCACCGTTTGGAATAGGAATACTGCCATATTTACCACGAATATAACCTAACATTTCTTTCGCCAAAGCAAGACCAAAACTGTATATCCAACTCTTTCCAACAGAATTTATTTGAGAATATGTCATAAAATCATAAGGAGCATTTGACATATCCGATACAGTCCCACCTGGATATTTTAATGGATTACTTCGTTCTTCTTTTACAATATATTCTATCCATAGTTTGAAATCTTTTGTTGGAACCGGAAACATTCTTAATTCATTGTTTATCAATTCAAATGTAAATGCAGATTTACGCATAAGATCATTAAATTCTATCGCTTGAATACGAAGTAAGTCTGCATACATTGGCATCAACATGAACGATACACCAGTTGAATAGGCACCAAAACCAAATGTATCTAACATTGCTTGATTACCCAAATACGGATCATAAAAACGAATAGATGCCGGAGGACCGTAATGATGAACCCTTTTTATCTCAATGGATCCAGTTGGAACTTTTACATCTCGAATTAAAGCATCCAAATTGTATTTTTGTTTTCCAGTCTGTATATCTATTGATGATGAATAGAACTTAACATTTCCGTTTGTAAAAGTTTCACTACCATATTCGGTTGCGAGTTGAATTAAAGGACCCATTCCGGTTGAAATGTTTCGCTGTGTTAAATTTGTTGAAGTAGAAGATCCCATTATACTTAACATATTTTGTTGTATGTTAAATTGATTTACATGGTACGAATACTCATAAACCGCTTCTTCAAAACAAGTATAAAAGTTTACATCTTGTAATTCAACATCAACAAGTGGATAACCCAATCGTTTAGCACACCAATCGGCAAAGGGATCGGCTTCTGCTTGAAATTCAACATCGCTGTCAAATGTTCCAAAGGGTGTGCTTCCAGTTGTAAAACTAGAACTACCAGGCCAAATAGGAATTTCAGTCATTTACTTCTCGGATTTTGTTTCTTCAAAATACTTTAATATATCATCAACAATAGGATGACGGTGGTTTGTTTTCAATTCATAAACCCCCAATCCATTTATTTTATCCTTCATATTAAATAAATATGGAAGACCAGAATCTTTTTTCTGTTTTAAGTCTATTTGAGATATATCACCAGTTAGCATCATTTTTGAATTGATACCAAGGCGGGATAATATCATTTCCATTTGTGCCTTTGTTACGTTCTGTGATTCATCAACGATAACACAAGCATTTACAAATGTTCTACCACGAAGAAATGAAATAGGAGCAATTTCTATTTTATCTTCCATCATCAATTTTTCAATCTTCTCCTTATGATACAGTTGAAACATATTCGCCTGTATAGGAGACAACCAAGGATCCATTTTCTCTTTTATATTTCCAGGAAGAAATCCCAAGTCTTCATTTGACACAGTTGGTCTTGTTATTATTATTTTTTCAACTTCACGATAAAAGAAACATTCAAGAGCAATTTGTGTTGCTAATAATGTTTTTCCTGAACCAGCTTTCCCAACAAATACTGAAATGTCATCACGAAGAGCATCTGCCTTTATTCTCTTTTGTTCTTCGTTCAATGTTAATTGAAACTGTATTTTATTTTTTATAGTTTTTCTTCCTTTTTTTATTCCCGATGTATTTAGACTTGAACTTTCTTCTTCACTCAACAAATGTTCTCTGTTATCTGTTTCCTCGTTATGTTCAGAACTCATAATGGCTCCTATAATAATTTAGAAAGGGTGTCTCCCATAGATTTTACGTCTGCTTCGATTTTAGAAAATACATTATCTAATTTCTCAGCTTTATGGGTCCATTCAAAACCTACAATGGCAATAAATTCCGAACCTTTTTTTATCGGATATACTACCGCTGATTTAGACCCTCTCTGTGAAAAAAATGCTTTAGTTATTAAGTCCTCGATATTATCTACAACAGGATATACCGCCTTATGATTTACTACATCTTCTACAAAGTTGGAATAAAGTGACATCGGTAAGTTTTGATATTGCTTAAACTCCGTGCTAACACCTTCTTCGAGTGACTCGAATGATGTTGAGAGTTTGGTCATAGATTTGCCTGTTTTGTATTTACCACCGTTGTGTCTTTGAAGAATGAATGCACGCTGACATTTGTATTCTTCTAACAGTTGGTCTAATATGGTTTGGATTAGTTTGGAATGAGAAATCTCTCGGTCAATTCTTCTTTGTTTGTATTCACCGTATTTGTATTTTAGGAACCAGGA